TACATAAGTCTGCATCCAATCTTTTCTTGAGCTGACATCATCCTCATAGTCCTGAATTAAATCACCGGCAATACTAGCCAGCTCAGATTCAGAAATATATTCGGCTAAGTTCTCACCAAATTCCTCATCCTCTTCTTCTTCCTCTACAAAGCCATCACTTATTTCTATTTCAACATCATTATTCTCTTCGTAATCTTCTGCTAACGGCGTTGGATATAAGGCTTTATCGAAACTCATATTTACTCCTTTTAAATTATCTAAATCTAGGACCATTTAACCACAACGTGGCAGATCGCCTTCTGCCCGAAATAATTGGTGTAACTCTGTGTAATACATAGGATGGAAATGCAACTATCGATCCTTTGACTAGAGGGATAGTCTCAATCTCACTTTTTCTTGGGTGCTGTAATTGCAATTCGCCGCCCTCAAATCCATCATTTAATAACATTATCAAAGTTAGCTTTCTATCTAACTCATTACCTGATAATAAAATGGTATCTACATGCCAGTTAAAATGCTGCCCCTTCACATAGTCTGCCACTTGAATAGATTCTTGGGAGTTTATATGAAATCCCCACCCAGTATTTATATTCGCCAGCATTCCGTGGTGCTGCATAATTCCAGTCAGCCAATGATCATGTCCCGCAAATCTAAGAGTAGAATCTCTGTGATCGTGGTTAACCACAGCCTCTTCTGACATTACCCTGCTATCCATTGTCGGCAATTCATCAAAGTCCTTAGACGCTGAGTCACACAGACTAGGTGGTACGTTTAATAAGCTCCAGAGATCCATCAGTAATAGCTCTTCTTACGTCTAAATCCGATATTATCATCTTCCTCATCAGAATCTAGTCTTAAAAACCCACCTTGTCTAAACCTAATAAGGGCTTGCACCGTAGAATCCACCAGATCGTCATGCTCTGCGTTGGGAAATCTAGCCATTTCTTCTATTACCTCTTCTGCCCACTTAGTCTCAGGAGCCCAGACCCTCCCAGACCTGAATAAATCAGTCACAGAGTTGATACGGACGAACTTATCATTACCTCTTACAGGCGTATAGTCTGATACCATCACTCCCATACGTCTTAATTCAAATATTAGAGGGGCTCCTGCAGCTTTAGCTTCAATAATACAGGCATCAGGCTGCCACTCATCATAAAACCTCTTAGCCGTGTCCTTTAAATCAGGGAATTCCAGCTTATCCTTCCACGCATCTAGCATTATTATATTAACGTCCTCTGGGTTTTCGTTTAAATGGAAGATTCCCCAGGTAGTACAGGCTGAATAATCAGCTCTTTGGCTTTTAGTAAAGGCGGTATCCCAAGACTGGATTATAAACTCACACTTAGGGGGTCTATCAGCCTCCCATCTCTGCCACCAGTCTCTTTTAACTAAGGCTCCCTCTTCTCCAGTCGGGGTTTGTTGGTACTGAGCGTTCCACTTATATACAGGCAGCTCTTCTTTTAGAGCCAGTAGCTCACTTATATCCCAGAACTCAGGCCACAGAGCATTACCACTAGGTAGAATTGCCGGTAATTGCACTATATCCCAGTCAGTGTCACCCTTTAATAGCTTGCCAGTTAAATCTTTATCTGACCAGCGTGTCATGACTACTACAATGACACCTCCAGGCTGAAGTCTCTGCCTAGGACCAGACGTATACCACTCATATACAGAGTCAAATACACTAGGATCTCCTTGAGCTAGCTTCGCTTCCTGTTCAGAGTGTGGGTCATCTATTATTAATAAGTCAGCCCCCTTCCCCGTAACAGTCCCTCCTACTCCAATAGCGAAGTAATCTCCACCATGACTAGTAGCCCAACGTCCTGCCGCTTTAGAATCAGCCCTTAGAGAAACATTAGGGAAGATCTTAGCGTACTGCTCTGAGCCTACTAAATTCCGTACCTTCCGGCCAAAGCCAACAGCCAGTTCTGCCGTATTAGAACATTGAATAACCTTCTTCTCTGGGAACTTACCCAAGAACCAAGCAGGCAACATATTAGAAGCAAACTCAGACTTAGTATGTCTAGGCGGCATATTAATAATCAGCCTCTTTAACTTCCCATCTGCAATATCTTGAAACTTCTTTGCCATTAGTGCGTGGTGCCTGCCATGTATAAATCCGGGCCACATCTCCTTAACAAAAGCCATAAAGTCTACCTGCGCCTTCTCCCGCGTCAAAGCTCCCTTATACTGGGCCACGTCCTCAAACAGCTTAGCCTGCTCCGCCGCCGGCAACTGAGAGATCATTTCCGCAATCCCCATCAGTCCAGCTTCCTAAAGTTTAAATACACAGGCCTAACACTCCTACCCATTCCCTTAACTCTCTTTAAAACTCCTAACTTAACTAACCTATCTATTATCTTTGCCGTATTACCAATTCCAGGTTTCTTTCTGTAATCGCAGATATCCCGCAGAGAGGGACCAAATCCAAACTCTATCCAATACTCATCTATAAACAAAAAGACCTCCCTCTGAACCTCAGTCATCTTTATCTCCATACAAGCCGCCCGGACTAAATCAGCCCTAGCAGCCGTCATCTCCCTATTAATGTAAATCTTTGCTCCTAACATGTAAGATCCCACTAATCACTCCAGCTACATAAGATACAAAGTCTAACTGATCCTCCGTATCAATCATCTCCCCCATCTCCCCAATACAGATAGTCAGCGCCGCCAGACTAGGCCCCCACTCCTTCCCCTCCAACAGCTTCTGTATGTCTAATACCAAGTCATTAACCTCATTGCGCTGCTCAGATGTGGGTTTTATGTGTCTTTTCAATTTATCCAACCATTGATTACATTGAGGAATTAGGGTAGTGATCAGGAATTCCTGATCACTGTGCAATAATTAGGCAATCTAAAATTTATATATACCCCCCACCCATGTGTATTATTTTTCATAGGGGGGGGTGTTCTGGGAATTAGAATCTGATTGTTTGAGGGAATTAGAAAAAGAATCTGATTGTTTGAGAGTAATAATATGTTCCATTGAGACCACTTCACTCTCTTCAATTCGTGGTGGTTGGGGCACTGTACCCTCTTCAAAACCATCAATTAACTCTGTTTTCCCACTTTCTGCTAAATCTTCAGCTGACAGATCGTCACTTTTTCCCACATTGCTATTTAATTCATCTAATAAAGAGTTATCAATTCCCACTATGTCAGTTATATCTTGACCAGATCCCAGCATAATAGTCTTTAGTTCTGCCATTATCTTAGCCTTAATTGATGCCGAGCCATTGATGGTAGTGATCTCTTTGCGCTCAGTGAAGGCACTAACTTCAGTCACCGAGCCTAGTATCTTCGCTGCCGCAAGCTTATCGCTGTTCTTAGAATCTGGGTCTATTAGCACTGCTACCAGACTCTGAAGCACCAACCCCCTCATCCCTTCAGCGGTGCGGTATTTCGCTGCTTCAATCGCCAGAGAATAAGCTTCAATCTCACGCTTTATCCTAGGGTCGCTGGCGAGCGTGTATGGAGCGGTTACTATTGTGCTGGGTGCTGGGTTCTGATTATATGCATCCCTATAGGCCTGAGCTTTGGTACTTCCCATTGCTACACCCTCAGCGAACCGTCTCTGCTTTGTTGTGAGCGTACCTTTACGGACTAAAAGAGTGGATTCTATTCCTTGCTCTTTTAATGATTCCTTTATTGCTTTACGAGATATCTTCATTCTGAACTGTTCCGCTCCGCTATTTATTTGCAGACTATAACAGGGGAACAAATAGAGTACAAGGCAATCCTAGCGAAAGTAAGTACTTACTAACATTCTCCAGGTGCTTCACCAGGTAAAATATATATTGCAAGCCTATTGCATTCTCGCAATATGAGCGTATAAAGATAACTGTACTACTAACTCATATAGGATAACTCTCATGACCTACTCAATACCTTGCAAGCTTAAAAACGTGAAGGTTAACGATTTTATTATACGGAAGCCTTACTCTCATACAGTCTTCATAAAAGGTTTTTATGACAGATCAACAAAGAGATTTTGTATCTCTGACACGATGAACATTAATCGCAGTCTGTACTTAAAGGGTAGCACTATTGTTTATATCGGCTTCACTTACTAGGGGTAAATTATGTATACCGCACAACAAAATAGGCACGGGAACATCATAGTCTGTAAAGGATGTGATGTTAGAAATTCCTACAAGATTGTATTCACTGGCACATATGCCGATTGTATGAGAGTTAAATTCGGTGGTGCATCATGACCTACGCCATTGCATTGTCTGCCTATTATCTATCCTTGGCCGCTCTCGCATATATGCTCGTCATGGCTGTTTATATCCCATTGGCGCACTATTTGAGGGGTGAATAATGTTTTATATCCTTTTCCCATTACTGCTTTCTTTTGCTCTTTTAATCTTATCACTGAGGAAATTATGAGTACTTTATTTATTAAGATAAAACATGATGTTAACGGGAATCCGCGTCATGTAACGTCATGGATTGGATACGGATTTAAATCCTATGCTCAAGCTTTAGAATGTGCCAAAACTATTGGCGGGAAGAAATTCAATAATAAGCAATTTGGTGGCGGTATTGTCTTCCAATCTTATGATGGGGAATTGAAAAGCATTATTGACCGACTAACAGTATTGGCTAAAGGGGTGACAGCATGAGCATATACACTGATGAGGGTTACGAGTCTCGCCGGGATTATTTGACTAGTCTGGCGGATGATTTTGGCGTGGACGTGGATACTGTATTCGCAATTGCTGGAATGATGGGATCGAGTGAGGATTTTGATGGCCTCATATGTGCGCTAGAAGATTTTGCGGCTATTGGAATTCTTTAGAGTTTTACCTTATGGAAGAAATTCCATAGGGGAACATTCTACCAAAAGGAAAATATCATGAGCCTATTAGCAATAAGTAGCGATTCTAAAACCGTAAAAGGTCAGAAATTCGGATACATGACAGGTATTTTATACCTTGCACCGTTTACCTTGTCTGGCGTTAATTTGTGTCCTATGGCAGAGAAGGCAAAATGCTTTGAAGCTTGCCTAAATACCGCTGGCCGTGGAGTCATGAATTCCGTACAAAAGGGAAGACTCCGAAAGGCCGCACTATTCAATAATGATACCCAGTCTTTTATGATGCAATTGGTAAAAGATATTCGCGCACTAATCAGAAAAGCGAACCGGGAAGGATTCACCCCTTTAGTCCGATTGAATGGCACGTCAGACATTAGATGGGAGGGAAAGCATTTTAGACTTGATGGCA